CATCCACGTCGGGCAGCGCCGCCCCACCCCCACCCTCGACCAGCTCGCCGCGCTCACCCGGCAGCCGCGACGAGACGCCTACCCCGACCACCGCGAGCACCTACTCGCCTGCCGCGTCTGGTACTCCCTCCGCCGGGACGCGAGGCTCACCGAGCAGGAACGCGCGGCGCAGACCACCGTCGTACTCGCCCACATGCGCGACGCGCGCGACACCCGGTGACCGCCGTGACGCACCGTACTTGACGTGCTGATCACCGCGACGCACAATGGCGAACAGCGCCACCAGTGCGCCCACAGACCAGCCGAGCCCCCGCCCTGAGCGGGGGTTTCGTCATTCCCGGGGGAGCAGCGTGGACGAGGCGCACCGGCAAGACGCCAACGGAACCATCTGGTTCACCGTGAAGCAGGCCGCCGCCTTCACCGGCCGGTCGCCATTCACGATCTACTCGTGGGAGCGGCGCGGCATCCTCACCGACCCGCACGAGGACGAGTACGGGCGCCGCGTCTACTCCCAACAGCAGATCGCCGCCGCCGAACTCTCGGTACGGGCACAGGCCACCCCGCGCCTCGCCCACGCCGCCTGAGACCGGGCCTCCGCCGCTGCCCCCGCGCGGCGTGAGCGCCCGAGGCTCCCCGCCCGGAGTAACGGGCGCACCGCGGCGGGGAGCCACCTAGACCACCCGGAGGGCGGGTGCGGTGGAGGAGAGCCGCCCGGGGCCACCACCCCGGGCGGCACACCACGAAAGGAGCCCGCCGTGACCGACACCCCGCACACCCTGCAACTCACCCGCGAAGCCGGCCTCCAGTGGACCGACAACGGCTGGACCCGCTCCGGACTCACCGGCCGCGCCCAAACCACCTGCGACTGCGGCATCGACACCGGCATGGTCAACGACCGGTTCGCCGAGCACGTCTTCCACCAGCACCTCCAGCAGATCTGCGAGCACACCCCCGCCAACGTCAACCCCGACCCGGGCACCCCACCGGTCTACCTGTGCGCCTGCTGCCGTCTCCTGCTGGACGCCCACGGCGAGCCGGCCCCGACCGTCGTAGGCCGCCGACCGCAACCGTCACAGATCCATCACATGGCGGGCACACTCCCCGGCGCGTCACCCACCATGACCCCATGACTCTCCGCGCCCGCATCACCCGCGCCCCACTCTGGCAACGCCTCACCGGCGCCGCCCTCGCGCTCCTCGTCCTCGCTGTCGGCGGGCTCCTCGCCTACGACGCCGCGACCGACACCCAGGACGAGATCGCCGAACGCTGCACCAACGCCCTCGACCAGCGCCCCGACGGCGACACCAGCCGCCCCGACGCCTGCCAGGGCCTCACCGACGACAACTGGACTCTGGTGCACATGCACTGGGTCCTCGACCAAGAGGGCGCGTTCGACAACCTGCCATAACCGACCGGGGGTGACCGATGCCGAAGGCCAGCCCCGAAGAGGTCCGCGGCCACCACGGGAAGTTCGCCCGCGCCCGGGAGACCGCCGAGCGGGACGCCATCGCCTGTGAGTTGAAGGCGCGCGGCAAGACGTACCGGCAGATCGCCACCGAGCTCGACGTCCACCCGGCGTCCGCCCACGAGATGGTGCAGCGCGCGCTGCGTGCCATCGTGGAGGAGCCCGCCGCCGAGGTCCGCCGCCTCGAACTGGAACGCCTGGACATCATGTACCGGGCCGCGATGGAGGTGCTGGAGCGGCAGCACGTCACCGTCTCCCAGGGCCGCATCGTCAAGCAGGCCAACGGTGAACCCCTCGAAGACGACGCGCCCGTGCTCCAGGCCATCGACCGGCTGTTGCGCGTCTCCGAGTCCCGCCGCAAGCTGTTGGGCCTGGACGCCCCGGCCCGGGTCAGCGTCGAAGCCGAGCACCTCGGCCGCGAGATCGGGGACCTGATCACCGCGCTCACCGGGGGCCACGATGACGAGCCCGCCGACAACTGACCACGTCCGCCACCAGATCGACCAGCTCGTCCGCGCCGGCGACACCCGCCAGCTGAAGCAGCTCCGCGACCAGCTCAAGAGCAAGCTCGACCGGCGCCGGGTCGCCGAGCGCACCGCCCGCTACCAGCGCGACCCCGCAGGGTGGGTGCACGGCAGGCTCGACCAGGTCGTGTGGACGAAACAGCGGGAGATCCTGGAGTCCGTCCGGGACAACCGCCGCACGGCGGTCCGCTCGTGCCATGGCGTCGGGAAGAGCCACGTCGCCAGCCTGATCGCGTCGTGGTGGCTCGACACCCACCCGCCGGGTGAGGCGTTCGTCGTCACCTCGGCGCCGACGTTCGCGCAGGTGCGGGCGATCCTGTGGCGGTACATCCGCCGCGTCCACCGCATCGGGAAACTCCCCGGCCGGGTGAACCAGACCGAGTGGCACATCGACGACGAGATGGTCGCGTTCGGCCGGAAACCCGCCGACCACGACGAGTCCGCGTTCCAGGGCATCCACGCCCGCTACGTCCTCGTCATCCTCGACGAGGCGTGCGGCATCCCGGAGCAGCTATGGGTCGCCGCCGACGCGCTGACGACGAACACCGACTGCCGCATCCTCGCGATCGGCAACCCCGACAACCCCGCTTCGCACTTCCGCCGCGTGTGCGCGCCCGGGTCGGGCTGGCACACCATCGGCATCAGCGCCTTCGACTCACCCAACCTCACCGGCGAGCACGTCCCGGACGACGTCGCCCAGGCCCTCGTGTCCCGGGAGTGGGTGGAAGAGAAGCTCCGCGAGTGGGGCAAGGACAACCCGCTCTACCGCTCCAAGGTGCTCGGCGAGTTCTCCGACGACGCCCCCAACCAGGTCGTCCGCGCGTCCGACGTGGCCGCGTGCCGGATCGACCCCGACCGGAAGCACCCCGCCGACCTGCTGCTCCCTGTCGAACTCGGCGTGGACGTCGGCGGCGGCGGCGACGAGACCGTCATCCGCGAACGCCGCGGCATCCAAGCCGGCCGCGAGTGGCGCGCCCACACCGACCGTCCCGAGACCATCGCGCCGCTCGTCGTCGCGGCGATCAAGGAGACCGGTGCCACCGCAGTGAAGGTGGACAGCATCGGTGTCGGGTTCGGCGTCATCGGCGAGCTCCGCAACGCCGCCAGCCGCGGGGAGCACAAGGCGCACATCACCGGCGTCAACGTCGGCGAGAAGGCGTCCAGACCAGACAAGTTCGCCAATCTCCGCGCCGAGATCTGGTGGGAGATCGGCCGCAGCCTGTCCGAGCGGAAGGGCTGGGACCTGTCCGGCATGGACAACGCCGACACGACCGTCGCGCAGCTCCTCGAACCGCGCTGGGACCCCGACCCGCAGGGCCGCATCCGGGTCGAGCCGAAGGACGAGATCCGGAAGCGCCTCGGCCGCAGTCCGGATAACGCCGACGCCCTGCTTTTGGCGTACTACGCCGCTGGCCGAACCCGAGTGAGGTGGATGTGAACGACCAGATCGAGCCTGGCGGGCTGATCGTGCGCCCCGGAGACACGCTGATCCTCCGCGTCAAGGGCCGGCAGACCGACGAAGAGATCGAATGTCTCCGGGCGGACATCGAGAAGTACCTGCCTGGCGTCAAGGTTGCGATCTTCGAGTCCGTCGAGGAGATGGCCGTGTACCGGCCGGAGAGTACCGATCAAGCCGAGTAGAAGGGGGTGATGGCGGTGAGCAAGCTCCGCAGACTCGCCCCCCTGTGGGCCCGCGCCCGCACCAACGTCCTTACCGTCGCAGGCTTCACGCTCCTCACCGGCGCGGCGTGGGACGCCCTCGGTACCGCCGCAGGACTCGCCGCAGGCGGCCTGTCCTGCCTGATCCTGGAGGCGCTCACCGGGGAGGACGGGTGAAGTCTCCGCTGCGGGCGCTCAGCTCGCTCGTGAACAAGACGCCCGTCCCCTTCACCGCGAACCGCGGGCTGCACCTGCCGTGGCGCCCCCTCACCGGCGCCGAAGCGCAGATGCGGGCCATGGGCTCCGTGGGCACCCTCTTCGCGATCGTGCACCGCACCAGCAACGCGACCGCGCAGGTCGAATGGAAGCTGTGGCGGAAGGCGCCGTCCGGGCTGGACGAGGACCGTACCGAGGTCACGAGCCACGCGGCCCTCGACCTGTGGAACAAGCCGAACCCGTTCATGCCGCGGCAGGAGTTCGTCGAGACGTTCCAGCAGCACGTCGACCTGACGGGCGAGGGCTGGCTGGTGATCGCCCACAACCCGCGGTCGCCGCTGCCGCTGGAGCTGTGGCCGGTGCGCCCGGACCGTATCCAGCCGATCCCGCACCCGACGGAGTTCCTGACCGGCTACATGTACACCGGGCCGGGCGGGGAGCAGATCGCGCTGCGCCGGGAAGACGTGATCCAGCTGCGCATGCCGAACCCTTTGGATCCGTACCGGGGCATGGGGCCGGTGCAGTCGATCCTGCCGGACCTGGACGCGAACCGGCTCGCCGCCGAATGGATCCGCAACTTCTTCCACAACTCGGCGGAGCCTGGCGGGATCCTGGAGGTGCCCAACGGCCTGTCCGACGCCGAGTTCGACGAGCTGCGGGACCGGTGGAACGAGCAGCACCGCGGCGTATCCAACGCCGGCAGGGTCGCGATCCTGGAGCACGGCAAGTGGGTGGACCGCCGCTACACGCAGCGGGACATGCAGTTCGTCGAGCTTCGCGACGTGAGCAGCAAGGTCATTCGCGAGGCGTTCGGGATGCCGAAGTTCGCCGTCGGCGACGTCGAGGACATCAACCGCGCGACCGCCGACGCGTCCAAGGCGTGGTTCGCCGAGCAGCTGACCGTGCCGCGCCTGGAGCGCATCAAGGCGGCGCTGAACAACGACCTCCTGCCGCTGTACGGGAAGGCCGCAGCGGCGCTGGAGTTCGACTACTGCGACCCCGTGCCGGTGGACCCCGAGGCGCGGAACGCGGAGCTGACCGCGAAGACCCAGGCAGCGCGAGATCTGATCGAGGCCGGGGCCTACGGGCCCGAGGTACTGGAGGTGTTCGGGCTCCCCGCCGTGTCGTTCGGGCAGCCTGGGGCGGACCTCGACCGCGAACTGTTGATCGACGTGCTGAAGCGCGCTCCTGCGCACGTCGCGGAACCGGTCCTTCGGCTGCTCGGGTTCGACGTGCCGCTGTCGTCGCCCCCACCGGCCACCCAGCCCGCACGGGCCCCGGATCCTGCGGCGCCGCCGGCTGCTCGGCTGGACATTCATCACCACGCCACGCCGGGCGCGGTTGAGCCGCAGGCCACCCGGTCGCTGTTCGACATCGCGCGGGCCCGAAGCCGACGGCCGCGCCCCGGCATGCGGAACCAGAACGACGACCTGGAGGACGTCCGAGCGCTGTTCAACGAGGCGCTCACCGCGCTGCTGGAAGACTGGGAGCCGGTCGCCGACGCCCAGTACGAACAGCTCGCCGAGCAGATCGAGCAGGCCGTCGATGACTCCAACCCCGAGGCGTTGGCCAGCCTCACGGCAGACAGCGGCGACGCGGCGACCGTGCTGCGCCGGGCGTTGGGCGCGATGGCCACGGCGGCGGCTGAGCAGATGGCGGCCGAGGCCGCCGAGCAGGGCGTCGAGGTCACCGCGCCCCGCGTCGACCCGGCCCTGACGGACGCGCTGCCGCGCCTGCGGGCCGCGTTCGGCGGGGAACTGGCGGACATCGCGGTCGCGGTGGCGCACCTGCTGGCGACCGACGTCGCGGCAGCGGCGGGCCGGGAGGCGCTGCGGCTGTACGCGCCAGGCGCTGCCGGCGCCGCGGTGGCCGGGGCGGTCATCGGGTGGCTACGCGGCCTGAAGAACTGGTTCCGCCGGGACCAGCTCGGCGGGGCGCTGCACCGGGCGCAGAACCTCGGCCGCCTCGCCACGTTGGAGGCGGCCCCGCCGGGGCGGTACTTCGCCACGGAGGTGCTGGACAGCAACACCTGCCCGCCGTGCGACGCGATCGACGGCACCGAGTTCACCGACCTGGCTGAGGCGCGGCGGGTGTACGGGACGGGCGGCTATCAGGAGTGCGAGGGCGGGGTCCGGTGCCGCGGCACGGTCGTGGCCCGCTGGGAGACGGAGGACGGGGATGGCGATGAGTAAGCACGGGGTGGGGCCACGGTCTCTACGCATCAGCAGCGACGGGCCGACAAGCAGCGTGCACCTGGACGACCAGGACATCAGCGCTGCTCTCCATGGCCTCACACTGCGCCTCGACTCCGGGGACGTGCCGCGGGCGACGCTCGACGTGATCGCCCTGGACATCTCCACCTACTCGGACGACGCGCAGGTGCACCTGCCCCCCGCGACGCGGGATCTGCTGGTCCGGCTCGGCTGGACCCCACCTGCCGAGGAGGTGACCGATGGCGCCGAAGCGTAAGTCGGCTCGCCCCCGGGCGGCGCTGCGGCAGGGCCGGACCGACTGGTACCGCATCGAGAACAACGCGGGCACCGGCACGGTCGCGGTCTACATCTACGACGAGATCGGATACTTCGGCGTCACCGCCTCGGACTTCGTCGCGCAGCTGTCCGCGATCGACGCCGCCGAGATCCACCTCTACGTCAACTCCCCTGGCGGGGAGATCTTCGACGGGATCGCGATCCACAACTGCCTGCGCTCCCACACGGCGCGGGTCGTCGTGCAGGTCGACTCCCTCGCCGCGTCGATCGCGAGCGTGATCGCGATGGCGGGCGACCAGGTCGTGATGGCCCCCCACTCCCAGATGATGATCCACGACGGGTCCGGTCTGGCGATCGGGAACGCCGAGGACATGCGGGAGATGGCCGAGCTGCTGGACCGGCAGTCCGACAACATCGCAGGGATCTACGCGGAGCGGGCGGGCGGCACCGCCGGGCAGTGGCGGAAGCGGATGCAGGCCGAGACCTGGTACACCGCGCGGGAGGCGGTCGAGGCGGGGCTCGCTGACGAGGTGGCCAAGCCCGCCCGTCGCCCTGAGGAGGAGCCGGCGGCAGCCCATGCGCTGGCCGCGTCGTGGGACCTGTCCGTGTTCCGCTACGAGGGCCGCGAGCAGGCGCCCGCGCCGACCCCGGCGGACGGGGAGACGCCCCTGGACCCGGTGGCGATGGCCGACGGGCTGGCCTCCCGTGGTGACGAGCCCTCCGCGCCCGCGGCCGAACTCGCCGGCGGATGGGACCCGGAGCTGTTCCGTGCAGGCTTGGCCCGCGCCACGGGCCACCTCGCCGACTGGGACCCGGAACTGTTCCGCGACGCCGTGGACGCGCAGGCCAGCAACGCCCCCGCCCCCACCACGCCGGAGCCAGCAGCCGATCCGGAGCCCGCCGCCGAACCCGAGGTCGAGCCGGACGAGTCCGCACCGGAGGGGCCCTACGACCCTGAGGTGCTCCGCTCCGCCGTGCAGGCCCACGCGAACAACGCCCCCGCCCCGACACGGCAACCGGACCCCGATCCCGAACCCGCAGCCCCGGAGCCGGAACCGCCGCCACGGCAGCCGGACCCCGAGCCGCTCAGCCTCGGCGAGATCTTCCGGGCCGCTGTGCGGACGCAGGCGAACAACGCGCCCGCACCCACCGAACGGACCCCGGACGAGCCGGAGCCCGACCTGTACGACGCCACCGTCGTGACACGTGCCCTACGGGAAGCCGGCCGGTCGTGAAGCTCGGTGACAACCCCGACACGGTGCAGGCCGCTGTCGCAACTGCCTAGGGAGGCATCTCGATGATCAAGACCCCGACCCGTGGGCAGCGCGCACTGCTGGCCAGGTACGGATACGGCCCCGCCGACGTCGGCCGGACCTTCAACCGCGCCCCGGCCCCCCAGGTCGACCCGGAGCGGATCACCATCCCCGACACCCCCGCCGCGCTGGAGGAACTCCTCGGCGACTCCACGCGGATGCAGCAGGTGTTCCAGGACAAGAGCGCGTTCGGGGAGCTGATCTCCAAGTACGCCAAGGTCTGCCTGGACAAGGACCAGGAGATCGCCACCCAGGTGAGGGAGGAGACCCAGCGGGTCCTGGCGAACTGGCTGCGCGACGAGCAGCCCGAGGCGGTCCAGCGGCTCAACCTCAACCCCGCGGCGCCGGTGGCGTCGATCCGGGAGCAGAAGCGCGGCCTGTACAACTCCAAGGCCATGGGCGCGGCGATCGACCGCGAGTTCACCAGCTCCGCGGAGTACTTCCAGGCGATCTGGCACAACGCCTCCAGGGACGCCGCCATGCAGGCGAAGCTGTCGAGGATGAGGAACGCGTTCAGCAGCACCGTTCCCAGCGAGGGCGGGTTCCTCATCCCGGAGACCCTGCGTTCCGAGATGCTCGCGGTGTCGCTGGAGACCGCGATCGTCCGCCCCCGGGCCCGCGTCATCCCCATGGAGACGCTGCGCGTGCCGTTCCCTGCGGTCGACGCCTCCAGCAACGTCAGCTCGGTGTACGGCGGGATCGTCGGCTACTGGACCGAGGAGGGCGGTCAGCTCACCGCGTCCCAGGCGAAGTTCGGCCGGGTCGTGCTGGACGCCAAGAAGCTCACGGTGTACACCGAGGCCCCGAACGAGCTGATCAGCGACAGCGTCATCTCGTTCCAGGCGTTCATCGACGACATCTTCCCCGAGGCGTTGGGGTTCTACGAGGACGACGCGTTCCTCAACGGCTCCGGCACCGGCGAGCCGCTCGGCGCGCTCAAGGCCCCGGCGGCCGTCGAGGTCGCCAAGGAGGCCGGCCAGCCCGCCGCGAGCATCGTGTGGGAGAACATCGTCAAGGCTTACGCCCGGATGCTGCCGCAGTCCCACGGCCGCGCCGTGTGGGTCGCGTCGATCGACACGTTCCCTGAGCTGGCCACCATGGCCCTGTCGGTCGGCACGGGCGGGTCGGCGATCTGGCTCAACAACGGCGTCGAGGGCCCGCCGATGACGATCCTGGGCAGGCCGGTGATCTTCACCGAGAAGGCGCCGGTCCTCGGCACCGCCGGCGACATCAACCTCATCGATTTCGGGATGTACCTCATCGGCGACCGGCAGGTCATGTCCGCCATGAGCTCGCCGCACTTCAAGTTCGGCAACGACATGACGGCCTACCGCATCATCCAGCGCGTCGACGGCCGGCCGTGGCTCCAGTCCGCGATCACGCCGAAGAACGGCGGCGCGGCGCTGTCGCCCTTCGTCAAGGTCGCGACCCGCGCCTGAGGCGCCAGGGGCGGCGGGCATTCACACCCCCGCCGCCCCCGCACCCGACGTGGCATTCACACCCCACCAGGAAGGCACCTGAACCATGGAAGCTCTCGGCTACCACTTCAACACCGTCCCGATCGCGGACAACGTGTACGTCAACCTCCGCGACGCCGACGCCGTCTCGTTCCTCTGCGTCCTCGACGGCGGCGACACCTACACCGTCACCGAGGCGCAGGACGCCGCCGGCACCGGCGCGCAGGTCCTCGCGACCGTGACCCGCTACTACACCAGCTCCGGCGTCGGCACCGGCACCTGGACGCTCCAGACCCAGGCCGCCGCGTCGACCGTCGTCACCACCTCGGCGACCGCGCAGGACTCCTGCGTGTTCACGATCCACTCGCCCGAGCTGTCCGACGACTACACGCACGTCAAGGTCGCCTCGACCTCGACGGGCACCGTCACCGCCATCGCGCACGACCTCCACGTCCAGCGCGACCCCGCCAACCTGCCCGCCCTCTCGGCCTGAACGGAGGACTGACCCATGACCGTCATACTCGATCCCACGCAGTTCTCCCCGGTGTCCCGCGAGCTGACCACCGGCATCCGGGTCGACCGCGCCACCGCGGCCCTGCCGCAGACCGCCGACGTCGCGCTGTTCAACGTCACCGGCGGCCGGGTGCTGCTCGTCGGCCTGGTCGGCGAGGTCACCACGGTGATCCAGACCCAGGCCAACAACACGAAGATCAAGTTCAACCCGACGGCGACCGGCGCCGACCAGGACCTGTGCGCCGTCCTCGACATCACCGCCGACCCCGTCGGCGAGCTCTACACCATCTCCGGAGCCGTCGGCGACGCGATGCGCTCCGACCTGCTCATCGGCAACGCCATGCTCACCGCGCCGCTACTCCTGTCCGAGGGCGCGATCGAGCTGGACTGCGCCGCGTCGAACACCGGGTCGGTCGCCTGGAGCCTCGTCTACGTGCCGTGGGACGACGGCGCGGAGGTGGCGGCGGCATGACGCTCTGGCGCTGCGACGGCGTCGACCACACCGAGCGGCCCTGCGGCGTGCTGTACGCGGTCGGCCTGTCGCGGTGCCCCCGCTGCCACAGCACGGAGTTCCACGAGGAGGGTTCCATGCCGAAGATCTCCCGCAACGGCGGGCCGACCAACGCCGCCGCCGAGGCGGCGCCGGACGGGCCCGAGGAAGGGCTCGCCACGGGCGGCATCGTCAGCGGCGACACGTTGCCCCTAGTCGGGGAAGACGTCCCGCCGACGGTCCTCCCGAAGCGCAGGGCGCCCCGCGAGGGCGCCAGCGACACAGAGGGAGGCGAGAAGCCATCGCCTGGGAACAACTCCGAGACATCCCCCGAGAAGCTGCAGACGAAGCCCGAGCCGAGCGAAACCGCGACCCCGAAGCCTGCCCGGAAGACGGCGAGCCGCTCCGCCAAGGGCCGGACTCAGTCCTCTTCTGCCGGTACTGCGGCTGGCGACCAGACGGCACCTACGTCGGGCAGTAGCGACGCCTGAGAGGGGGTGACCGGCGGTGCTCCAGCCTCCATACGCGACCCGCGAGGACGTGGCTTCCGAGCTCGACTTCAAGGAGACGGCCCGCGCGTTCCGGCGGATCGACCGCGTGATCGCGTCCGCGTCGCGCGACGTGGAGGCCCTGCTGCACCGCCGGTTCTACCCCGAGATCGGCGTCCGTTACTTCGACTGGCCGAACCCGCAGAGGGCGCGGCCGTGGCGGCTGTGGCTCGACGACAACGAGCTGATCAGCATCACCGCCCTGTCCAGCGGCGGCGTGACGATCTCGGCCGACGACTACTTCCTGGAGCCCAACACCTCGGGGCCGCCCTACCGCCGCGTCGACCTCGACCTCGACAGCTCCGCCGTGTTCGGCGGCGGTGACACGCACCAGCGGGACATCAGCATCGCCGGCCTGTGGGGCTTCCGCGACGACGAGACCGCCGTGGGCGCGCTCGCCGGCGCGGTGGACGGCAGCACGACGACCGTCACTGTGGACGCTGAGGCGTCCGCCGAGATCGGCGTCGGGTCGCTGCTGCGCATCGAGGACGAGCGCGTGATCGTCACCGGCCGGGCCATGGCCACGACCGGGCAGACCCTCGCGGCAGACCTCGGCGGGCAGCTGAAGAACACCGCCGTCTCCGTCGCGGACAGCTCGGCGGTCGCCGAGGGCGAGACGATCCTCATCGACGGCGAGCGGATGCACGTCGTCGACATCGCCGGCAACACGCTGATCGTGAAGCGCGAGCAGGACGGCTCCACGCTCGCCGCGCACGCCACGGGCGCAACGCTGTACGCCCCGCGCAGCCTGACCGTCGTCCGGGGCGCGCTCGGCACCACCGCCGCAGCGCACTCCGACGGCGCCACCGTGCACCGGTGGGACCCGCCCGGCCCGGTGCGCGAGCTCGTCATCGCCGAGGCCCTCACCGTCCTCCTCCAAGGCCGCGCAGGCTGGGCACGCACCGCGGGCTCCGCCGAGTCGCAGCGCGAGGTGTCCGGCCGCGGCCTCCGCGACCTCCGGGACCGCGTCTACACCAGCCACGGCCGCAAGGCGCGACTTCGGGGGGTATGACCATGCCGGACTTTCGCATCAGCTCGTCCACCTCCGGTCCGATCTTCGACGGCCGCGCCGCGCGCGCTGCGAGCCAGTACGCGGACCATGCCCGCCGGGAGATCGCCGACGAGGGGTACCGGATGGTGCACCAGCGCCTCCGGCAGGTGCTGCGCAACCCGACCGGCTACTACCAGTCGCGCATCGCCGTGCGCCAGGTCGGCAGCGCCTACGAGGTGCACGACTCCCGCGTGATCTACGGGCCGTGGCTCGAAGGAACAGGAAGCAGGAACTTCCCGGAGACCCGCTTCCGCGGGTACGCCACGTTCCGCCGCACGAAGGCGCTCCTGGATCGCCGGGCGCCCGGGATCGCGCAGCGCATCCTGCCCCGCTACACGCGCAGGATGTGACCGATGGCGCTCGCGATCACCGACATCCTCGACGCCGTCCAATCGCACGCCGCGCGCAGCGGTCTCTTCGACCGCGCGGTCGGCGGCCACGAGCCGCCCAACCCCCCCGGCAACGGCCTGTCCTGCGCGATCTGGCCTGGCCGGGTCCACGCCATCCGGGGCTCCGGGCTCGCCACCACCAGCTCACTCCTCGCGCTCTCCGTGCGGCTCTACTCGCCAGTGACCCAAGAGCCACAGGACGACATCGACCCCCATCTGGTGACCGCCGTAGACGTCCTGTGCACCGCCTACTGCGCGGACTTCACGCTGGACGGCCTCGTCCGGAAGGTCGACATCCTCGGCGAATTCGGGACGTCGCTCGACGCCCGCGACGGCTGGCTGGAGCAGGCCGACGCCATCTTCCGTGTGTACACGATCACCTTGCCACTCGTCGTCGATGACCTGTGGCCGCAGACGCCGTAGGAGGGCATCATGGCGAAGCAGTCCGGCCTCGGCGACAACCTGTACATCGCCGGGCACGACCTGAGTTGCGACATCGGCAGCGCCCAGAACATCGGCGGCGGGCCCAGCCCGCTCGACATGACCGGGATCTGCAAGAGCGCGTTCGAGCGGAAGGGCGGCGTCCGTGACGGGCGCCTCGGGTTCACGGCGTTCTTCAACCCCGAGACCGCCGCTGACGACCCTGGCGTGACGGAGGACCGGGCGCACGCGGTCCTGTCCACGCTGCCCACGGCCGACACGCTGGTGACCTACCTGCGGGGCACGTCCCTCGGATCTCCGGCCGCCGCGCTGGTCGCGAAGCAGATCGGGTACGACGGCACCCGCGGCGAGGACGGCTCGTTCACATTTTCGGTTGAGGCGCAGGCCAACGGCTACGGGCTGGAGTGGGGGCGGCAGCTCACCGCAGGGGTGCGTACCGACGACGAGGCGACCGCCGGCACGAGCGTCGACTTCGGTACCGGCTCCACCGCGTTCGGGTTGCAGGCGTACCTGCACGTCATGTCTTTCGACGGCACGGACGCCACGATCACCATTCAGGAGTCGTCGGACGACGCCGCTGCTGACGCGTTCGCCGACGTCACCGGCGGCGCGTTCACGGAGATCACCGCCGGCCCGACATGGGAGCGGATCCAGACCGCGCGCGATCAGACGGTCGAGCGGTACCTGAAGGTGACGACCACCACGACTGGCGGGTTCACCGAGTTGTCGTTCGCCGTGGTTGTGGCGCGCAACCCGGTGGCGGTGGTGTTCTGATGCAGCGCCCGATCAGCCGCGCCGACCCGGCCATGCCGGTGCGGTCCTACCAGACTTACACGATCTTCTCCCCGCGGGACACGCTGCTGCGGGCGGCGTGCGAGCAGGTCGGCTGCCCGGCCTGGCGCAACGGCTGGCAGACCGTGCTCGACGAAGGCATCCCGCAGTTCCGTGACATGGCGACATGGATCCGCACGGCATCCCGCCGAACCTTCCGCGAGCAGAAGACCAACGCAGGACTGACGGTCTTCACCTTCGGTGCCGGTCAGCGGTGCTTCGCCAATCACCAGACGCGCCCGGAGACCTACGCCGTGCGGCGCGGGGACTGGCGCCAGAACCTCGGCGTCCTGCGCCGCCACACACGGCCCGCCGACTGGGTCGAGGACTTCGGCGAGCACCAACAGCGCGTCGCCGATCAACAGCAGAAGGGATAACTGGCCATGGCCAAGGAGAGCGGGCTCGGGTGGACCTCTGCGTCGATCGACGACGCGTCCGGCACCCCGCGCGAACTGCGCAACGACTTCACGAACCTCCAGTTCAGCACCCCGCGGGCGGTGCAGGACGTCACGGGCCTCGACAAGTCAGCCATGGAGCGGCTCCTGCTGCTCGCCGACTTCTCCGTGACGCTCAACGGCGTGTTCAACGACGCGGCGAACATGGGCCACGCCACCCTCAGCACCGTGCCGTCCACGTCCGTTCCGCGGACGACCACGCTCACCGTCTCCGGACAGTCCCTCCCGAACGAGGTGCTGTACACCGACTACGCCTTGACGAGGGGCGACGACGGGTCGTTCACGTTCAGCGCGCCCGGCGTCCTCGCGAACGGCACCGTGCCGACCTGGACCACCGCGTAAGAGAGAGGACCCGCGCCCGATGGGATACCGACGCAAGCACAAGACGGTCACCGTGCAGTTCGACGGCAACCACGAACTGGCCGGGCTGGAGGTGACGACCCGGGGCATGTCCCTCGGCGCGTACCTGGAACTGGTCGGCATGGGGGATGTCGACCGGTCCGGGATCGGCGAGGCGCTGCGCGTGTTCGCCGACTCCCTCGTCTCCTGGAACCTCGAAGACGAGAACGGGAACCCAGTCCCCGCCACAGTCGAGGCGGTGTACGCCGAGGACCACAGCATGATGCTGAAGGTCGGCACGGCGTGGCTCGACGCGCTCTCGGGGGTCCACAAGGCCGACCCTTTGGAGGAGAGCTCGCCCGGTGGCGAGCCGTCCCCGGCGGTCTCGATTCCGATGGAACCCCTGTCCGAAAGCCCCGCGCTCTCGCCCGCGCCGAGCTGATCCTCGGCCTCTGCGAGCGGTTCGGCTGCCTCCCCTCCGTGCTGGAGGACGAGGATGTGGAGATCCTGCGGCTGTTGAAGGTCGTCGAACTCGCCACCCCGCAGGACGGGGGTGCCTCCTCGGACGGGTGGTGAGTAGTGGCCGACGACGTCAACATCACGGTCCGCGTCACGGACGCCACCGGCGCCGGCATCACCACTGTCCGCGCCTCCATCACCCGCCTCACGCAGGACGCCGACAGGGCCAACAAGTCGTTCGGCAGCCTCAGGGCGACGGCGCTCAGCCTCGCCCCAGCCCTGATCCCGGTCGCGGCTGCGGCGGCTCCGATCGCCGTGTCGCTGGGGGCGGCGTCTGCGGCGGTGGGCGTGTTCGGCGTGGCCGTGGGCAAGCAGATCTCGGCCATGACCAAGGCGTCCGAGGCTCAGCAGAAGTACGACGACGCCGTGAGGCAGCACGGCCGCACCTCGACCGAGGCGGACGAGGCGGAGCTGGAGTTCCAGCGGAACCTGGAAGCTATGCCGCCGGCGACGCGGCGCGCCACGGCCGCGCTGTCGTCGCTGAAGGACCAGTACACCGCGTGGTCCGACAGCCTCGCCGACGACACGATGCCGGTGTTCACGCACTCGCTGGACACGCTGGCGGCGACCTTGGAGCCGATGTCGCCGACGGTGCGGGCCGTGTCGGATGAGCTGGACCGTTTCGTCGCGGTCGCTGCCGGCGGCGTGTCCAGTGATTCGTTCGACGGGTTCATGGACCGCTTCGACGACTTCGCGGCCGAGTCGCTGTCGAAGGCACGGATTGGCCTGATCGAGTTCGTGCAGTCCGCGCAGACCAGTGGCGTCGGGTCGGACGTCGAGGCGTTCCTCGACTACGCGCAGCAGAACTCGCCGTTGGTGGGTGACGCGCTGGGGAACCTCGCGTCGGCGCTCACCAACGTGCTGGTCGGCGCGTCGGAGACGGGCGTCAGCATGCTGGGTCTGGTGGACGCGCTGGCGCGCCTGGCGAGCGCCGTGCCGCCGGAGCTGATCGGCACCCTGCTGAGCATGTACGCCGCGCTGAAGCTGGTGGCGCTGGGGGTCGGGGCGGTGTCGGCCGTCATGACGTCCGCGTTCATCGCCCGCTTCACCACATTCGTGACGACCGCCCGCACGTCGGGCGTCGGGGCGGCCATGAGCGGCATGGCAGCCGGCATGACGCGGGTGCAGAAGGCTGTCGGGGCGCTGGGTGGCCTCGCCTTGGTGGGCATCGCGATCGACGAACTCGCCGAGCACGCCCGCGGTGCGCCGCCAGACATCGACCGACTCACCACCAGCCTGAAGCGCCTTAGTGACACCGGGCAGTTCACCGGGGAACTGCGGGACGCCTTCGGCACCGTCGATGAGATGACCGAGAAGTTCGCGCAGCTTCAGGAGCGGCTCGGTGCCGAGGACACGAGCTTCCGTATCCCGGGCCTGTACGAGGCGTCGAAGTGGCTGGACCGCACGGTCAGTGACTTGGTCGAGGGCGGCGACTCCACGAGGGCCCTTGAGGAGGACTTCGAGGCGCTCGACCAGGCTCTGGCAGCCATGGCGTCGGGTGGCCATGCGAAGGAGGCCGCGGACTCGTTCCAGGTGTTCCGGGAAGCGCTCCTCGCCAACGGCGAGTCTATGGAGGACATCCGGGAGCGCTTCCCGGAGTACCAGGACACCGTTGCGGCGTTGAGAGTCGAGCAGGAGTTGGCTGCGGCGGGGATGGGTCTGTTCGGTGAGCAGGCCCTCGCGACGCAGGAGGCGCTGGAGCAGCAGAAGCTGAGCGCGGACGGCCTGCGGCAGTCGCTCCAGGCGCTGAACGACGTGAACCGCCAAGGTCTCGACGGGATGATCGCCTTCGAAGATGCGATCGACGCCGCATCGAAGGCGGCCGAGGACTCCGCCGGCGTGCTGCGGATGCGCAACGGCGAGCTGGTCCTCAACTCGGAGGCTCAGCGGGAGGCCGCGGGCAGCCTGAACGATCTCGCCGCGGCGACCGACGAGGCCGCCGCGTCCGCGCGGGAGCAGGGCCGTAGCTGGTCCGAGGTCAACGACATCTACGCCCGCGGCAGGCAGGAGCTGGTCGAGTCCGCGCAGGCGATGGGCCTGACGAAGGACCAGGCCCGCGCCCTGGCGGACCAAATCCTCCAGATTCCGGACCGGACGGCGCAGGTCCGCGGTGACATCTCGGACCTGCGGGAGCGGCTGCGGGAGGCGCGGGAGCGGCTCCAGAACGTCCCGGACTCCCGGAAGGCCGAGGTCAGGGCCGATATCGCGCAGCTGCGGCAGCGGCTCGCGGAGGCCCGCAACGACCTGAACTCCTTGCAGGACCGGAACGTCACCGTGACGGTGGACTACGTCTCCCGGTACCTCGGCGGCGGGCCGATGGTGGACGAGAGCCAGATCCCGGGTGTGATCGCCCGTGCGTCGGGCGGCGTCGTCGGCAGCGCGGCCACCGGTGGGGTGCGCGGCGCGGCGACGCTGGTGGGTGAGCGCGGACCGGAGATCGTCAGGTTGCCGTTCGGCTCGACGGTCATCCCGGCGAACACCAGCAAGCAGTGGCTCAAGAGCGAGCGGGAGGCGCGGCAGTCCCGCGACGTGGCGAGCGCGTTCGGCGTGTCCCACTTCGGGTCCATGGCCGGCGCCTCGTCCACGGCGTTCGAGAAGTCGTTCGGGGACCCGAAGGACGTCAAGAGCTTGATCGGCGCGCTGAACGAGTGGCGCGGCAACGTGAAGGCGCTGACGCACGGGTCCACGGAGCGGATGCTGCTGAAGGATCTGGATGTCGCCGGGAAGGCGCTGATCAAGAACGCCCGCGCGCACGAGAAGATCTCCGCCGAGCTCGACAAGGCCCGCGACAAGCTCAAGGGGCTGAGGGAGGCAGCGTCCCAGTTCGCCGACTCCGTGCGCGGCGGCGTGCTGGACACCCGGGACGTCACCGAGGGCAGCGGCACGGGCGGGGCTTTCACCGCCGACATGGTCATCTCCAACCTCAGCGGCTCGGCGGCGCAGGCCGACACCTTCGCCGACGCCCTCGACAAGTTGCAGAAGCGCGGGCTCGGGAAGGCCGCCATGCGCAACATCAGCGAGGCCGGGATCGAGGGCGGCGGCCTGGAGACCGCGCTGGCGCTGCTGCGCGCGAGCGACAAGGAAATCGCGCAGATCAACAGCCTCCAGAAGCAGATCGGAGCGGACGCCGCGCGGGCCGGCGAGGAAGCATCGGACGCCCTGTACAAGGCCGGGATCCGTGCCGCCGAGGGCGTCGTGCGCGGGCTGGAGAAGTCGCAGCGGCGCATCGAGCGCGTCATGGAGAACCTCGCCGAGGCGCTGGAGCGGGCCGTGCGGAAGGGCCTCGGGATCGGCCGGAAGGCGAGCGGCGGTATCACCGGCGCGGCCGGCGGCGGGCCCCGCTCCAGCTGGACGTTGGTCGGCGAGCACGGGCCGGAGATCGCGGACCTCCCGTTCGGGTCCCGTGTGCGGTCCAACCCGGACACCCGCCGCCTCATGGGCGGCGGCTACGGCGGCGCGGCCGACGGCCGTCCGATCCAGATCAACGTGATGATGCCCGACGGCAAGGTGCTGGCTCGCGTTCTGTACGACCCCCTGCGGGGCGAGATTCGGGACCGCGGCGGCCTGGCGTCCCTCGGACGGATGTAGGGGGTGGCTGTGGCGTGGCCTGAGGACCCCCTCGACACCCGCGTGGAGTTGCAGTTCGATGCGGACTGGACGGACGTCACGGACTACGCCTACGGCCGCGAGGGCGGCGGCGTGTCCATCACCCGCGGCCGGTCGGACGAGGGCACCCGAGCCGACCCGGCGCGCTGCACGCTGGAGCTGAACAACCGCGACGGCAGGTTCAGCCCTAGGAACCCGGGCAGCCCGCACTACGGGCAGTTGGGCCGGAACACCCCGATCAGGGTCAGCTTGGACCCGGGGACGGCGGTTGCGCTGTACCTGCCGGGCGCGCCCACGGGCGAGGTCGCCGGTTACGTCACCACCCCGGACGTGGCGGCCCTCGACATCGTCGGCGACATCGACATCCGGTTGGAGGCGACGCTCGACAACTGGATGAACACGGCCCCGGTCGAACTCGCCGGGAAGTACGGGGCCGCTGGCCAGAGGTCGTGGTGGCTCGGGATGGCCGACGAGCACCTGCGCTTCGAGTGGTCCGCAGACGGCACGAACCTGACGCAGGTGGAGTCGACAGAGGTGCTCGTCCTGCGGCCGTCGAGGCGGCAGGCGGTGCGGGTGACGCTGGACGTCAACAACGGCGCGTCGGGCAACACGACGACGTTCTACACCGCCGACAGCATTGACGGGCCGTGGACCCAGCTCGGGGACGCGGTCGACAACAGCGGCACGACGTCGATCTTCAGCAGCACTGCGGCGCTGGAGGTGGGCGATGTCTCGGCCCTCGGCTACAAGGGGGGCACCGGCCGCATCCACGCGTTCGAGCTGCGAAACGGCATCGCCGGGACGGCCGTGGCCAACCCGGTGTTCTCCGACGTGACATCGGGTGCCACCAGCTTCGCGGACTCGGCCGGCCGGACGTGGACCGTCGCAGGCAACGGCGAGCTGACCGGCCGCCGGGTGCGGTTCATCGGCGAGGTCAGCAGTTGGCCCACCCGTTGGTCGACTGGCGGGCACGACGTGTACGTCCCCATCGAGGCGTCCGGCGTGCTTCGTCGCCTCGGGCAGGGCACGGCGCCGCTCCAGTCCCCCCTGCGCCGCACGCTGGAGGACGCCGACAACATCCTGGCCTACTGGCCGCTGGAGGATGAGGCGTCCGCCACGCGGGCCGCGTCCCCGATCGACGGTGTGGGCCCGATGGTCGCCAGCGAGGTGACATTCGCCGCCGACAGCACCCTCGCTGGATCGGGTCCGGTGCCGACCCTGGCCACGGGCGGCTACCTCAAGGGCGCGGTGCCGGCCGGTTCCGGGGCCGGATGGCGCGTGGAGTTGGCGTACCAGCTGCCGGCGCTGCCGGTCGGCATCACCAGCATGTGGCAGGTCCACGTCTCCGGGTCGGCGGTGGCCCGCGCCCTGGTGCGCGCCTCAACGACGGCGATCCGGATCGAGCTCCGCGACAGCGACGAGAACGTCCTCGACGACTTCGAGACCAGCAGCACGGACGCGATCAACGCGTTCATCGGCCGCTGGAACAGGCTCGTGATCACCGGCGAGACCACCGGCTCGGGCCACGAGGTGACCGTGACGTGGGCGAACGTCCTCGACAGCGCCAACAGCTTCTTCGTTCAGACCACCGCCACCGGCGCCGTGTGCGGGAACGTGCGGGCGGTCACCACCGGCACCCTCGCCGCCACCTACGACGGCATGGCCATCGGGCACGTCGCGTGCTTCGACGCTCTCAGCGCGGGGGGCGTGTACGCCGCGGCCGTGGACGGCTACGACGGGGAGACCGCCAACAACCGGTTCAGTCGGCTGGTGAACGAGCAGGGCATCTCCGCCTCGCGGTACGACGGCGACCTGACCGTGGACAGCGAGCTGATGGGCCCACAGGGGTCGGACTCGTTCCTGGACCTGCTGCGTGAGGTGGCCGACGCCGACCTGGGGATCCTGTACGAGCGGGCGACGCTCGCCGCCATCAGCTACCGGGACCGGGCCACGCTGTACAACCAGACCCCTGCCATCACGATCTCCTACGACGACGGCGTGCTGGTCGGCGAGTTGGCGCCGACGGATGACGACCAGGCCACGCGCAACGATGTCGAGGTGCAGCGCTCCGGCGGCTCGTCGGGGCGGGTCACCATCACCGAGGGCCGGCTGTCCACGCTGGACCCGCCGGACGGGGTCGGGGTGTATCCGGACTCGCGCACGCTGAACCTGCACGACGACTCCCAGCCGGAACGGACCGCCGGCTGGCTGGCGCACCTGGGGACGTGGGACGAGGCCCGGTATCCGCAGGTCACGGTGCACCTTGCGAAGGACCCCAGCTTGGTTGAGGCCGTGACCGCGCTCACCGAGGGCGACGTGCTGCGGCTCACGGATCTGCCGGATTTCCTGCCGCCGGGCCCGGTCGACCTGATGGTGCAGGGCTGGCGGGAAGAGTGGCAGCAGTTCGAGTGGGTGTACACGTTCAACTGCACGCCCGCCTCGCCGTGGACGATCGCCACGATCGGCGAGGACGACCCGGACGACGACGCCGGGCCGACGCGCATCGACACCGACGGCTCCGAACTGGACGCCGACGTTGACGCCGACGACACGAGCCTGATCGTCCTCGCCACCACCGGCCCGGCGTGGTGCACGACGGCCGGCCCGGCGGTGACAGCTGACGCGGATGACCTGCCGTTCGACATCACCGTAGGCGGCGAGGTCATGACCGCGACGGCCATCGAGCCGCTGCTGTGGGACACGTTCACCCGCTCGGTCAGCAACGGATGGGGCAGCACACCGTCCACGCTCGCGCTGGCATGGCAGACGTCCGGCGGCGCCGCGTCCGACCGCAGCGTGAACGGCTCCGCAGGGCTGGTGACCCTGCCCGACACCACCTCGATCAGGTTCCAGTACCTGGTCGCGACGGTGACGGACGGGGAGGTGCTGACCGCGGTCACCGTGCCGGCCCTGGCCACGGGCGGATCCCTTCGGGCCGGGATCGCGATGAGGATCAGCGGCGCGAGCTACTACCAGCTGAGGGCGAACTTCACTACAAGCGGCGCCGTCAGTTTGGACATCGTCAACAGCGGCAGCATCACGGATTCGATCTCGTCTGTCGGCCAGTCGTACACGGCCGGGTCGAAGTGGTGGCTGCGGATGAAAGTCGTCGATCAGACCGTGTACGGCAAGACGTGGCTGGACGGCACGCCCGAGCCGGGGTGGCGGATCTCCGACACCATCACCAGCTCGACCATCGCCAGCGGCCTGGTAGGCGTGACCGCAGCCAGAGCGACCGGAAACACGAACGTGTCGCCCGCCTTTCAGTTCGACAGCTGGCAGATCGTCACCCCGCAGTACTTCACCGTCACCCGGGGCGTCAACGGTGTCGCGACGTCGCACGCCGACGAGGACGATGCCCGGCTGGCCACCCCCATGATCATCGCCCTGTAGGAGGCACGCCGTGTCGTTCCCTGCCGTGCTGCTGCCGGGGCAGCGCCTCACCGGCGACCGGTTCAACGCCGCCGCCGCCATCGGCCGCCTCGTGTTCTTCGCCGCGCGGGACGCGGCACAATCCATCGCAGACTCTACGGTCGGCACCACCGCGAACGCCCTGAGCTGGGACAACGTCATTCTGGACCTGCTCGGCGGATGGTCTGCGGGATCACCTACCCGGTACACCCCGACAGAGGCGGGCTGGTACCAACTGACCGGGGAGGCCGGGTTCGCCGGGTCGGCGTCGGGTGCCCGGCGAGGCAGTTCGTGGCTGGTAAACGGGGCGCTCCCTGTCGCCGCCACGTCGGTGACGCACGCGAATACCCCGACGAATCAAACCCTGTCGGTTCCCGCGCGGAACCTGCCGACGGATCTGGACGGCTCCTCGGACTACGTGGAGCTGTCGCCGTTCCAGAACACCGGCGGCGCCCTGAACACGGGCACGGGCTCGCTGCGCTGCCACATCGCCATCTACTACGCCGGGCCGCTCTCGTAGGAGGCTCTTTGTCCACTCCCTTCGTATCCGGCACGTCCGGCTACCACACCTTCCGCATCCCCGCCCTGCTCAGCTTGGGCGGCGGCGTGCTGCTCGCCTTCGCTGAGGGCCGCGTGGACGGCGCCGGCGACTACGGCAACGTGGACATCGTCTCCCGCCGGTCGCTGGATGGCGGGGTGACGTGGGAGCCGCTGCGTATCGCGCAGTCCCACGGTGCGGCTACGGCCGCGAACCCGGCGCCGCTGATCGACCCCACGTCGGGCGATGCGGTGCTGCTGTCGTGCCGCAACGGCGCGACGGACACCAGCCTCGGCATCCGTACCGGGGAGGATCCGCCGCGGCGCGTCTACGTGCAGCGCAGCAGCACGCAGGGCGAGTCGTGGTCCCCGGCAGTGGACATCTCGGCCACGGCGCGACCGGCGTGGATGCGGCACTACGGAACCGGCCCGGGCCACGGCATCGCGCTGACGGCCGCCCCGCACGCCGGCCGCCTGGTCGTGCCGTGCTGGCACACGAGGGTGCCGGCCGGGGCAGACGACGGCTCCGAGCCGCAGCACTACGGCTGCCACGCGATCTACTCGGACGACGGCGGCGTGTCGTGGCAGGTCGGCGCCGTGTCGTCGACAGCTGACGGCCTGATCAACGAGAACGAGAGCACCGCCGCCGAGCTCGCCGACGGCCGCGTCTACTTCACCTGTCGGCGCGTGGCCGACGAGTCGCCGGGCAACCGGGCGGACGCGTACAGCGTGGACGGTGGGGCGACGCTGACGATGCCGTACCGGTCGCAGGCGACGCTGCCCCTGCCGATCTGCCACGGCGCCGTCCACGCCCTCCCCGACGGTCGCCTCGTGCACAGCGGCCCGCTGCACCCCGAGGAGCGCGCAGGCCTCGGCCTGTGGGTGTCCGAGGACGCCGGATCGACGTGGACCCTGCGGCACGAGGTCACCGGCAGGTTGGCCGCGTACAGCGACCTCGCCGTGGACGGCGACGACCTGCTGATGCTCGTCGAGGTCGGAGACATGGCGCTGTACGAGCGCATCGAGCTGATCCGCGTGCCGCTGGCCGCGCTGAACTGAGGGGGGACCATGGCGACACCGCTGACGGCTGGCCGGATGCTCGAGGTTCTGCACGCTGAGGGTGTGCGCGTCGTCGAGTACCGCTCGTGGCGGACGCATGGACGGGACGACGAGACCGGCCGTGCGTTCGGGCCGGTCAAGGGCCTCGTCGTCCACCACACCGCGGGCCGGGACTCGAGGGCGCTGTGCTACGAGGGCCGGTCGGATCTGCCGGGGCCGCTGTGTCACACGCACCTGGCGAAGGACGGCACCGCGTCGATGATCTCTGCGGGGCGGACGAATCACTGCGGGTCGATGGCGCGGAATGCCTACGACGCGATGGTGGCGGAGTCCTCGACGCACCCGCGGCCGGACTCGAGCGAGCCGATCGACGGGAACGACGTCGCGTATGGGCTCGAGGTGGAGAACCTCGGCAACGGGTCGGACCCGTACCCCAACGTGCAGTACGACCAGGCGGTCCGTTGGGCGGCTGCCCTCTGCCGGGCGCATGGCTGGTCGGCGGACAGCGTGATCGGCCACAAGGAAGCGACGACGCGCAAGATCGATCCGAGCTTCAGCATGGACGCCTTCCGCGCCCGGGTCGCCGAGCGCCTCGAGCACTCCGCGAGCTGGAGCCCCGGCGACACCACCACCGAGGAGGACGACATGCCCACCCCTGCCGACCTGTGGAAGCACAAGATCAAGCGCGGTGACTCGGAGTTGCAGGCGAGCACGATCCTGCTCCGCTCCTACGAGAACGCGCTCAACGGCAAGGCCGCCGCGCAGGAGGCGGTGGCGCTGTTGGGGGCGCAGGGCAGCGTGCTGGCGGAGCTGATGCGGGCGGTCGCGGAGGGCGGCGGGCTGACGGTCGAGCAGGCAGAGGCCGCGGCCCGGGCGGGTGCGGACGCCGCTCTCGCCGCGCTCGCCGACCGACTCACGGAGAACTGACTATGACGGACACGAGTCAGGCCGCGTCGGCGGGTCCGGATCCGTTGACGGCGGTGTACCGGGAGCGGGCGCGCCTGATCGCGCACCTCGCGGCGGTGTACCCGTCGGTGCTGGTGCACGGCGCGGACGCGGCCGAGCCGGAGTGGCCGGTGCTGTTCGTGACGCTGCCCACCGGTCAGGCGTCGTGGCACATCAGCCCTGGCGACCTCGACCTCTTCGCGCATGTGCGGGTGGGTGACGGGGTGTGGGACGGCCACAGCACGGAGGAGAAGTATCGCCGGCTCGACCGGCATTCACGCGCCCTGGCGCAGAGAGAAGGCTGAAATGGATGTTGAGCTGAACGGCGCCTACTGGCTGGGGCTCGTGATCTCGCTGGTGCTGCCCGTAGTGGTCGGCCTGGTGACCACCCGCGTGACACACGCCGGCGTCAAGGCCGTGCTGCTGCTGGCGCTGGCCGCGCTGACCGGGTTCCTCGTCGAGGCGCAGGCCGGCGGACCGGGCTACGACTGGGAGACCGGCGCCGTCCTGTGGCTGGTCTCGTTCGCCACCGCGGTCGCGAGCCACTTCGGGCTGTGGAAGCCGTCCGGGGTGTCCGGTGCCGCGCAGGACGTGGGTGTACCCCGTCGGGTGGCCAGCTGAACTGTCCTACCAGCGGCGGGAGGGGCGTATGGACGCCGCCATGGTCACGGCGATAGCCGCACTGAGCGGCGCGTTGGTGCCCGCGGCGGCAGCCATCTACGGACATCGCGCCGCGGGTAGGGCTCAGCGGGAGGGCGGAGTCATCACGGGTTACGACAGCCTGACGTCTCGCCTCGTAGCTGAGCGGGACAAGGCGGAAGCAGACGAGAAGGCCGCGGACGCCCGCGCGTCTGCGGCGGAGGCGAAGTCTCACGCCCTGGAAGCAGAGATAGCACGCCTGCGGCTGATGGTGCAGCAACTCGGGGGGACGCCATGACGGTCACGGAGCGATGGACGTATCGGCGCCGGCATCTGTTGTGGATCGTGGCGGCACTGCTGTTCCTGGGTGGTGCGGTGTCGCTCGCGCTGCTCCAGGTCCGGGCCGAGGCCGCCCGGGCGGATGCCCGGGGCGAGGCGGTGGCGCTGCTCGCGGAGGACGTGCGCACGCTGCGGGCTCAGCTGGAGGGCCTGGGGCAGGAGCCGGCGGCGCCTCCGCCTGAGGATGCGGTCGACGAGTTGGAGGACGACGGCGTCGAGTTGGTGCCGGTGCCCGGCCCGCGGGGCGAGCCGGGAGAGCCCGGCCGTGACGGTGCAGACGGGCAGGACGGGGGGGACGGGGAGCCGGGGGTGGACGGTGTCGATGGTGAGCCCGGAGAGCCCGGCGTCGATGGCCAGGACGGTACCCCGGGGGAGCCGGGTGCGGACGGCGCCCAAGGGCAGCAGGGTGTCCCTGGCGAACCGGGTGCGGATGGTGAGGATGGGGAGCGGGGCCCGGTCGGGCCTCCTGGTCCGTCCTGCCCGGATGGCTACTCGCTTCAGGCGCCGGCGTGGGATCCGGATGCTCTGTTGTGCCGGCGAGATGGTGCCCCGCCCGCAGAAGACCCGCCGCCGGACGACTCCGGCATCCTCGACCTCGCCGCGTTGGACCCGTCCCGCCGGCAGTGGTGAGGCGGCGGGGCGCTGCGTTTGTACTGCTCAGCGGGCAGCGTTAACGGAACGTTAGTGGCCTCTCTGGGGGGCGTGGTGGACTAGTTCTCGGTCCCGGCCGGGCTGTCCACCACCGTCTGCGAGAGGAGCGCGCCATGCTGCGCGTACAGCTGGATTTCTGCGACCAGTCCGTGAAGGACGCCATCATCGAGATGGAGCCGTCGCGTCTGCCACGGGTGGGTGACGAGATCCTGTGGTACGCCACCACCACCGACGAGGACGGCACGGAGTGGGAGACGGACCGCGGGTACGCCGTCAGCAGCGTCACGTGGCTGATGGGCCCTGACTTCGACGCTGAGCGCGGGCCGGACGTGACGCTGATGCTGGAGCCAGACACCGGCCGTTGAGTGGATTGTCGGTGCGGCGTGCCATGCTGGCGGTAGCGCGACCAACGCACCGGTTCCGTACCGGTCTGCTTCACGCACAGCGCCCCGTCTCCTTCGGGAGGCGGGGCGCTGCGGCGTGCGTGGGGTCAGCGCGTGGACATCCGGGGCACGCGGGCGAGGCCGGTGCACCCGATGATGCGGCCCTGCCCGTCCCGGACTTGGCCGTCGGGGTACACGATGTCGTCCCGCTCCGGGTACCGCATGGCGGCGGCCTCGGCAGCAGCGCGGGACACCACGACGATGACGCCGTCCGCCGGTTCCGGCAGCCCTTCCACGTCCCCGAACGCGACCTCACGCAGGGGGACCTTGTTGCCGTAGAGGACGACGGTGCCGAGATCGGCACGGGTTTCGACGCAGCGGGCCATGGTGCCGTCCGGGGGTTGGGTGACGATGGCACGGTCACCGTCGAAGATGGTGACGGGGTGAGGGGTCAGGTTGGCGATGATCACGTCAGTGGTCCTTTCCGCGTGGCGGTCTCTACATAAGACGGATGGACGAACGGGGGCAGTGGCCACTGCGGGTGCTCTGCTACGGTGGGCGCATTGCCCCGCACGCGGGGTAGCAACTTGCCGTTTGATGGCCGCGGTCAGCAGCGCAGTTGCTCTCATCGCCCCTTCGAGGGTTGCGCTTCGCCCCCACTGCTGGCTTCGGCCGGCAGTGGGGGCGCTTCGCTGTCGTCAGAGGGCGGCGGTGACGAGGCGGCGGATCATCTCCGCGCGGGCCACACCCTCCGTCTCGGCGCGCTCGTCGAGGCGGGCGAGGAGGTCGTCCGGCAGGCGCGTCTCCACCTTCGTGCCGACGGCGGGGCGGCCTCCGAGGTTAGGCCCGGACTCCTCCTCCAGCGCGCCGAACCACTGCTCGGCGGCGTCGTCCTCGTTGTTGCGGATCAACCAGTCCTTGGCGGTGTCGTCGTCGATGAACTCGTACCGATCCGCGACACCTTGGTACTGGGACCACGTGTTGAGGATCCAGCGCCCGCCCTTGGTGCGGTAGAGCATCTGGTGCCCGTACTGGCCGACGGGGTTGACGGAGACGTGGTTGTTGCCGTCCCACTCCGTGGCTTCCTCGTAGGAGGTGGCGGAGTCGGGGTTGAACCAGCCGATGAGCTGGGGCTCGCTCTGGTCGAACTCGTCGGTGGCGTGGTCGTAGATGTTGATGCGCGGCATGGCCCTCCCCTTTCGCTGCGGAGCGTTTCCGCATGCGTTAACCATAGGGGAGGTAGACGCATGCGTCAACCTGAGGAATGAATTTGCCTTCGCGCCGGGGGCCACCGTGCGATCCTGCCGTCATGGCCACCACCACCGCGCCGCCGATGGATGAGGTCGTCGCCGCTGTCGCCGTACTCAGGGACCCCGCCGGCCCGGGGCGGCCGTGGACGGTGGAGGAGGTGGCGCGGGCCCTGCCGCTGCTCGCGGAGGGCCCGTCCGCGCTGCCGGTCGAGGCGTGGGGCGCGCGGTGGCTCGTCGCCGTGGACGCCGGGGAGCCCCTGCCGCCGTGAACTACCAGAACTACCAGTGATGTACCAGTTGGCCCCAGATTAGTAGTTGCCGCTCGGGCGCTTTCCGCCCCAACCGGGCGTAGCGTGGCGTCACCCCCTCCGGCCCCCGCCACAAGGGGGAGGCGG